CATATCATCGACATGGTGTCGAAGCAGGACATTTCCAATGCTAGCGAAATGCTGCTGGGACTGTTCCCGTTTTAACATCATGTGACTGGCCCTTTGGGGTCACTCCGTGGTACCGGTGTTTCCGGTAATTCTATTACAACGTTCGGGGGATTCCCCGAGGAAGGCAAGAAGAACATTCTATACCGTACCCCGGGGGAGTATCTCCCCCCAAACCTACAAACCGCACTGGACGCATGTCGCTTGGCTAACGCCTTGCACTGCTCCCAGGGTGGCGTGGGTATGCGCTACATCCTAGATGTCAAAATCCATGAGTCCGTCGATCCGGAGCTGACGCTCCCAATCGTGGACTGTATGGACGATGTCGTCATAGATGTCACGGAACTGTTGTCTAGGTTCCCGCTTGAGGATCAGAAGATCTTCAAGTACTGGCATAATCTTTAGCCAGTAGTAACCGGATGTTAAGTGACATAGGCTATGGACTCGCCACCTTCTCATGAGAGGAGGGACGATGAAAAGCCTTATGTCACTCTGGTCCCGGCTGGCAGAGGAATCTGCTAGCCTGTGCTGCACTAGTGCCCATCGCGACATTAATACCGCCGCGATGCGTGTCGAACATGAGGGGTGGTCGTTTATGACGATCACCCTACCTACCCTTGGAAAAGCTGTCCAAAAATGGCTTGACCAGGGTAAGGTGACTAGCCATCCTGCGTTCCGAGCGGAACGCGGGAGAAGTTTCCCCGCCTTTATGGGAGGTTTCTTCAGTCGTGTGTTCGACAGTGGTAGTGGCTTGTTGCTTGATGATCCGTGTACGGACGCTATCAAAGCGATTCGTCAGCTAACGCTGATGTTCGCTAAGATGGAACTGGAGTGCTCCCCAGCACGCCGGTCAGCGGCCGTCGCGAATTATATCAAGTGTGAGCAGGAAATCCGTTTGTCCGACAGTGAACTCTCTGAGAGCGATCTTAGAGAGTTCGTTACAATGTCGGACATGCTTTATGGGCGTGTCTTCACGGAGTTGGATGGAGACATCTACTCCGGGAGGTACCTTCCAAAGCACGGTCCAGGGTCTACTGCCGATGGACTTCTGGGAAACCAGAAGTTCCTTCAGGTAGTCTGGACCGAACGTCTCGAAAAAGCCGGCTTGAATGCCGGTGAGAATCTCTTGCCTAACTGGAGATTTTATGACCAGTTGGCTGGAGTTGATTTCCTCGAACCTGGCGCCGAGGTACCTGTACAGGTTACCTTGGTGCCTAAGACGCTTAAGACTCCGCGAGTGATCGCCATGGAGCCGGCTTGCATGCAGTACATGCAGCAGGCCATACTTCAGCGATTGCTCGCGCACCTCAGTAAGGATAACCTCCTTGCGAGGGTTATCGGATTTGATGACCAGGTTCCTAACCAGGAACTTGCTCTTCGTGGTTCGATTGACAATCGAACTGCGACACTCGATTTGAGTGACGCTTCCGATAGAGTCTCTAATCAGCTCGTACGAGCGATGTTGCATCGGTGGCCTCATTTGTTTGGGGCTGTCGACGCAACCCGTTCTAGACGGGCTAAACTTCCAGAAGGCGGAGTGATCCGTCTCTCGAAGTTTGCGTCTATGGGTTCAGCACTTTGCTTTCCTATGGAAGCGATGGTCTTTACGACATTGATCTTCATGGGGATTCAAAGATCGCTCAACACGTCACTTTGCCGCAGATCCCTCTGGGGGTTTGCGGACGAGGTGCGCGTCTTTGGGGACGATCTAATCGTTCCTAGAGATCATGTGCCTACCGTCGTCAGTACACTCGAGCATTTTGGTGCAAGAGTGGGGACTGACAAGTCTTTCTGGACTGGAAAGTTCAGAGAGTCTTGTGGTAAGGAGTACTTTAATGGGACGGACGTTAGCATTGTCCGTGTCCGGCAAGAATTCCCTACACGACGGCAAGACGCTAAGGAGGTTATTTCATTGGTAAGTCTTCGGAACCAACTCTATTTGAGTGGTTACTGGGACACCGTGAAATGGTTGGACGAACTAATCGGGAAGTTGCTAACGCACTTTCCGACTATCCAACCTACTTCCCCCTTGCTGGGCAGGGTGAGTTTTTTGGCGTACGATGAGAACAACTACGTACGCGAGAGACTTCACCCACGTCTCCAAAGCCCCATGGTTAAGGGTTTTGTAGTGGAGGCCAAACCCCCAAGAGATCCTCTTGACGGGACTGGTGCCCTTCTTAAGTGCCTTCTTAAGCTAGAGCGTAAGAGTAGTTTAAGGGATTTGATTCCCTGCTCCTACCCTAGCGTCTCCGTCGATGGCCTCACGGCTATCGAGGGTCTCCTGTGGAAGGATGAAAATTCTCCCATGGTTAAGACTAAGCACCTAGAGCGTTTTGGTCGCCCCAGGTCGATTAGCATAAAACCTGGAAGGAGATCACCCCTTTAGGGATGGTCTGGGCCTA